GATGATAGGAAGGTGATCTTTGTAATTGATTATTTGGGCGGGAAGGGTAAGACATGGTTTCAGAAGAAGCTGCTTATGGAAGGTGCAGATGATGTCCAGTGTGTTTTATGTGGCAAGCGCGACGATATGGCGTACGCCATTGAGACCCGGAAGAAGATCTATATGTTCAACGTGCCCCGCGGACAAATGGAGTATCTCCAATACTCCGTCCTTGAGATGCTTAAGGATGGAATTGTCCACTCCCCTAAGTACGAGTCGCAGACGAAGTTCATTGGGAACCATTGTCATGTCGTTGTCTTTGCTAACGAGGCCCCTGATTTCTCTAAGTTGACTGAAGACCGTTACCATATTATTAATCTCTAAATATTTAACTACTCATCGACGGGCCGGACGCGCCGACCGGCTCCGCCGGCGGGTCGCGGTAGGCCCGGAGGCCAGACTAATGACTCATATGCCAAAGCGGGGGGGTTAGTTTTAGTCACGGAAATAACAGATTGATGTGAACGCGATCTGTGGCGTCAACAATGCTGCAAAGTTGACGTCCTCGTGCATTGGTTCGGCACGAACCCATAGGGCGTAATCTGTCTCGAAGATTGCCGGTACTCCCAGTGTCACTTGATCTTGCCGTTTCTTAATTTTGCGATTGATTGGCACGTAGAAATCAAGCCATGCCTGATCCCGCATATCCGCGTCTGGAGCTGCTTGGAAGGCTTCTCCTGTCGTAACTGGTGCGCCTTCTCCCCTTTGACTTGCGTGTAGGACGACTACCATCCTTTTTCGTGTAACCACGTTGGAGTCTTTCTGTCTAGACGCTGTCAATTGGAACAGGTTAGGTATATTTGCATAACTTGTTTCTTTTCCGTCGATTGGGTTGTGCCAAAATGTAGCGGCATTTACTGCCGCGTCATTTGCCATATCAACTTGAGCTCCTGTCGCTACTTTGTTGTGTACGATTTCCAACGTATATCTAACGGCATATTGCGTAGGGTTTCGTAAGAAGCACCTCATACGCATACCCCTCATGTATATTTCTTTCCCGGAGAATGACGTCAGTGCATTTACTTCACTTGTTTGTCCTTGAACTTGTTGGATACGGTTAAGTGCAAACGTGCGTATTTGATTGAGCGGAATAACGGTTGACGCTTGAGTGACTACATGACGTCTCGCTTCCATTGTCGAAATAGCTACTTTTTTAATCATTGCAACCAGCCTTCTCGAGCCGGTACGTGCGGAGCGCGGTCGGCGCGCATACCTTCGCATCTTCTTTCCAACCCTACGGCGTAGTGGCATACGTCGTCTACGATTTCTACGGAATGATCGTTTCATAGTTGGAACTGAACTTTTCGTTGACTTGACTGGTGACGGTGTGACGGCTTTCGACGTCTTTGCTTTTTTTGTGGGCGTTGGATTATGAGTGAGATAATACTCATGACTCCTTTTAGCAGTTTCATTACCTTGTTTGGCCCAGTCCTTGACCGCGTCATCCGGTATCCACTTGTTCGCCATGTCATCTTCTGCGCGCGCGCGCGCCAATTCAAACGCATGTTCTGTTTCATGGATGTCATCGATGACCTGTTGTTTGAATCCTTTCTTCCGGTCAGGTTTACTATCACGTTTACCTGCCTTGTGGAATCCACGTGTTGTTGGTAGTAGCCGACGCATTGTTTTTGTGAGTGACTAAATTTATTTATTTAATTAGAGAGCAATCGTGGTTTCATTCACGCGCCAGCTATTTATTTCAACGCGCCAGCTATTAAAATAAACTCGGGATTCCCTACGTGGGAATCCGTAGACCAATAGGGGCGTAGCCCCTACTGATTCCGCAGTAAGGTCAAAAGAGGTCGGGGCTAGTATTACCCCGACCTCTGAACTCTGACCTCACAATTTTTTTTCTTCTACATTCTATAAGATGCCGAACGGTGCTCGTAAATGGTGTTTTACTTTGAACAACTATACTGACGAGGACTGTCTCATGTTATCTACTCTATTCCCTGACACTGTCAGGTACCTTGTCTACGGTCGCGAAGTAGGAGAGAACGGTACCCCCCACCTCCAAGGCTTTGTCTGGTTTACAACTCAACGCACTCTTCAGCTAGTGAAGCAAGCGATTGGGCAGCGAGCTCACGTTCAAGTTTGTCGAGGTACCCCGGCACAGAATCGCACATACTGCACGAAGGACGGCGATTTTGAGGAGTTTGGGGAACTTGGTACTGACCAGGGGAAGCGCACTGACTGGCATGACTTGAAGGACTGGCTTCGTGCGCAGGATTCTGCACCCACTGACTTGGAGATGCTTGAGGCTTTTCCTGCTCTTTATGGTCGTCATCCCAAGGCCTGTCGTGACTTTCGTCATCATCTGTGTCCTCTTGGAGTAACTGTTCAAGGCGATCTACGAGATTGGCAAGTCGACCTAGCTGCTCTCCTAGCTGAAGACCCTGATGATAGGAAGGTGATCTTTGTAATTGATTATTTGGGCGGGAAGGGTAAGACATGGTTTCAGAAGAAGCTGCTTATGGAAGGTGCAGATGATGTCCAGTGTGTTTTATGTGGCAAGCGCG